AGTATTTTTGTGTCATGGTCCCACTTCCATCAGGTCAATAACGTGTACCGCCGCGCCGCCATAAGCCGCGCCGCTGACGGAGATAATTTCCGGGGTGTACGGGTAAACGGTCAGGTCATCACCGTCAAAGCTGGCTGCTGCCATGCGTGTTTCACCGCTGACCTGCAGGTTGATGGACATTCCCAGCAGGTGACGGCTGCAGGGTTTTGCATCGCTGATCAGCCGCTCAAGCTCCTGATAGGTTTCTTCAGTAATGCCCTGGTCCTGCACGCCAATGTCCAGCCGGAACGTGCCGGGCGGCTCATTGGTTTTCCACCACTCAATAACCCGGATCAGGAAGCCGAACGGCTCCACCACGCGGCGGATGGCGCTGATGGTGCCTTTGTGCTGATGAATATAAAACGCATCGCTCACCACCTGCCGCTTGACGCTCTCAGCCCAGCTTTCGTCCCAGCGGTCCACCGAAAAGGCCCAGGCCAGATAAGGCAGAAAGCTCACCGGGCAGGTGGCCGGGTTCCACAGGTCGCGCAGCGGCACGTTCAGCCCGGAAATCCCGCTGCACGCCTGCGCCAGGCGGCGCTCCAGCGCAGACGAACCGGGCGGCATCAGGCTGCTGTTGCTCATGTCACCCCATGATCGCCCGCCACGGAAATGTCCGTACCGGTGCAGTAACCCGCCTGTGTGCGGTCCATGATGATGTCCTGCGCCGGTTCGGTGATTTCCACCCAGTCCACACCGGCCACACGCATCACCGCCCCGTAGGACTCACGCCGCACGCTGCGCCCCAGCTTTTTCTGTTCAGTAAGGTAAGCCGCCAGATTAGCGTTTGCCGCCTCAAGGCAGGGACCGGCGGCCACGCCGTCGAACAGGTGCAGCCTGGCCTTCACGCTATAGTTGCGAATAGTCGCCCCCTGAACCGTCACACGGTCGGCCACCGGGCGCACGCTGTCGGCGCTCAGTGCTGTGTCCACTGTAGTCAGCAAATCCGCTGCCGCCGTGCCGTCACCTTCGCGACTCAGGACAGTGATCAGTACTGTCGCCGGTGACGGGCTGATGGCGGACACATCCTGCACCCGACCATCGGCGCTTTTGGCATGAAACTCATACGCGCCCGTCGGTCCGGCCACGCTCAACCCCTCAAACGCCTCCGGCACGCGGACGCGCAGTGCGTCGTCTGATTCCATCACTGCATCCACCGGCGGCACCGCGTCGGGATTCGCAGGCGTGATGGTCAGCCGCTTCACGTTATTGCGGGCGGCCTGCTGGTCCAGATCGCTGCCGATGGCGTAGGCCACCATTACCGCCTGCGCCGCCTCATTGATGCGCTGGCGCAACAGGATTTCGCGGTAGGTGTTTTCCTGCAGGCTTTTCACAATCGGCTCAGATTCCAGCGCCAGCACGCGGCGCATGGCGGCCTGTTCATCCGCCGGGTAAAGCGCAATCAGCGCCTCTTTGCGCTCAGCCAGCAGCGATTCAAAGTCCGGCACCTCAATAATCTGCGGTGCGGGCAGCTGGGAAAGGTCAATTACTGCCAATGTTCACCCCCGTTGGTACAGACATAGCAACCGGCGAACCGTCATCCCGCTGGCCGGTCAGCTCAACCACCATAGAGCCGTCAAAGTCGCTGGTAAGGTTTACGGTGCTCAGCCTCACGCGAGGTTCCCAGCGGCTGATGGCGACATACACAGCCGCCATTACCTGCAGGCGGATCACGTCGTTCTGTGGCTGGTCAATCAGCACCGACAGCAGCGAGCCGTAATCACGCCGGGCGATGCGGCTGCCTTCCGGGGTGATCAGGATGTCGCGCATGCTCTGCCGGATGTGATCGATATCGGCAATGGCTTTGCCGTTGTCGCGGTTCATGCCGAGATACATCATTGCGGGCCTCCTGACATATCGGTGCCGGTCTTCACTTTGTTGTGTAAGTGCTTATCAGCAATCACGCCGTTAGAACTCATTGAACCGCCGCCGTGTGTCACATCGCCGTTCATCGTGGTGTCACCGTTGATCCGTGTCTGGCTGGCCTCTATCCCCAGCGCATCGGTGATCAGCTGAATGCCGTCTGCCGCTTCAATGCGCACGCTTTTGATGTTTTTGATCAGCAGCTGGCCTGTTTCCGGCTCGTACTGAAACCAGCCGCCGTCCTTAAACACGGTGGTGGTGCCGTCTTCCGAGTAGTCAGGCGGCGGGAAGGCTTCGGAATAAATGGCGGGCAACGCAAATGCGGTTTCAAGATTGCCGCCCAGGCTCAGTAGCACGACCTGTTCCCCGACGGTGGGCTGCCACCATGTGCGGGTGCTACCGGCGCGCAGGGTTAGCCAGTTAATCCAGTTGGTTTCTAGATCGCCCGTTTTCACCCTGCACAGCCAGTTCACCGGGTCCACTTCGGATACAATGCCGGTGCGGATCAGGTTGGTGATGAGGCGCATGATTTCGGTTGTATGAGTATTCATTTGTACAGCTTGATTTATGTTTACAAGATTGGGTATAAAAAAGCGTTGTCTAAGAAACCACACAAAAAAGGAGTTGAGATGGCTAGGCTTTACGATATGGAAGAGTTAGTAGGTCAGGTTATAGATGAAGATGTTAAGCAGTACATGAGGGAAGCTTTGACCTGTTATATGACAGGTGCATATAGAGCAACGATTGTACTAACCTATATCGCACTTTTCGATGACATATTTAAAAAGCTCGAGCAATTGGCGAAAGTAAATAAAGTAGCAAACAAAATCTTCATTTCTTCGTCTAAAAAAAGGCAAGAACAAGAGGTATTTGAATATGATCTGATTACATCACTTAAAAGTACTGGCTTAATGAGCGAGATGGAAGTGACCTTCGTTGACATACTTAGGCAACTCAGAAACAAATCAGCTCACCCTTCAGGTCATTTGCCTTCAGCTGAGGAAGCCAGGTTCATATTTTATGAGGCCATTTCAAGATTTTTAAGCAAACCTATTTTATCTACAAAAACAATTGTGGAGCAAATAATGTCTAGAATGAGTGAATCTAATTTCTTTCATTCTGCAGATATTGACATTATGGCAAAAGTTGCTCGTAAAGAACTTAGTAATATCCATCCTGAAGCTATGCCATTTTTAATTTCCAAGCTTGTTGATTCACTGAATAATAAAGAAATCCAATCAAACTCAAAGAAATTACTTTGCAGCATGGCTTTTTCACCTCCAACTGAAAATACGCTTACCCAATTAAGGGAGAAAATCATTGAAGCTAAAGCTTCTGATCCTGAATATTATGAGCTAATCTGTGAACTTTTTTCCTCAAACGGTGATTTGTACAAAGAACTTCACGATGTATCCTATGGGAGAATTAATAACTTACTTTCAGAAACCGTTAAAAAAACAGGGCTACAGATACAATATGATTTTTTACTTCATCCGATAACTGTTTTTGAAAGTCTACTGAGTTCATCTCCACCTCAAGAAGTCATAGAAAAAAACGAAGACTCTTTAAATATGCTTCTTGACAAATTTCTTTACTCCTCATATTTAATTGAAGAGCTTAAAGAGTACGTTTTAGTAAGAGGGCGGATTGGTAAAAAATTAATAGAAAATGCAGGTTCTAATGATTTTGAAACGGCAAATAATTTTGCGAAAAAAATTTACAATCTCGATAAGGTAATATCAGAAAACTATACGGATAGATTTTGCTTTAGATTGTTATCATCAGTACTTAAAGCATCAAACTCTGGGGCGTTCTCTTCAGAGAGTCTTATCAAAACAAAATTTAATTCTCTGCCTTGCATCAAAGAAAAAGCAAAGAAATATAATCTTGAGAGTCCCGATGCCGCTAAAGAGCAATTTATATTGATTTTAGAAAAAGATGATGAGTTTGAATATTTTATAAATACTGTAATGAAATAACTTAAGCCAACCATCTCGATAACTTTTCTATAATAATGCTTAAGCTTAACCCGTCCAATCCTAGCAGCGGTCGTTCAGCATATTTCACCACCGGGCCGCGACGGCTTACCCTGTCGCGCAGTCCGTAATGATGGACGCGGGCCAGCTTCTGCACTCCCGGAACAAATGCAACCTCAGCGGCGTCTGCATTCGCCTGCGCCTTCAGATACTTCGCTGTTTTCAGCTTTGCAAACATGCCGCGACGGATGCGGCCCTTTTTGCTGCGGGCACTGACGCGGCGCGGCTCCCATGCGGTGCCGTCCGGGGAACGCTGCGCGGTGATGTTTGCCTGCTGAATGCGGCGCACATCGCGCGCCACTTCCCGCAGCATCTTTTTCCGGGCCGCCGGTTCCAGCTGTGAAAGCAGCGCCGCCAGCCAGGCATCCACTTCATGCAGTTCAGCCACGTTTCACCGCCCAGAACTCCTCCGGCGCGTCCGGCTCCGGCACCGCCTCAATCCGGGCTTTGCCATCCTCTTCAGTCACAATCACACGCTCTGTCAGCTTCAGATCCATGCTGATGTCACAGCGGTCATTCGCCAGAATATCCACCTCAAAAGTAAACAGCCTTTCGCGCGCATCACTGTTCTGCAGCGCATCGGGCTGATTTTCCCGCAACCATAAAGCCACCGGGGCCATCAGCAGATTCTGATCGCCGGTGAAGTCGGTGATCACCACGTTCAGGGTGTAGCGATACTCCCACGACAGGGACGCGGCGGACGTGGCGACCAGCTGGCCGCTGTCCACGAACAGGTGCAGGCGGTCCGGGTTGTCGGCCACATACTGGACCGACTTATTCAGGGCGCTGCGTAAGGACTGCGGCTTGTTCATCGTCTTTTTCCTGACAGCTGATGATGGTATCGACCTTACCGGCACACGCCGCCCAGGCGGCCTCCGTTTCGTCCAGCAGGGCCAGAAGGTCGCCGTTAGTGCGCGGCGCTGCCGGGTCCAGCTGGCAGCGGGTGACTTTCGGACAGCCACTGACGGTAAGACTCACCTCCTGCGAGGGCCGGTCGCTGGCGCAGCCGGACAACAGGATCAGGCAGAGCGGCATCAGCCCAGCGGCGCAGGTCTTCATTTTCACGTTTCAGTTCCTCAATTTTTCGCTGCCGGTCGCGCAGCAGCTGGCCGTTGCGTTCGGCGGCGGCGTAAAGCTGCGTCTGCGCCTGGCTGCTGGTCTGCGTAAGGATATTCAGGGCAATCAGCTGGCTGTTTTTCTGGCTCAGCTTTTTCCCCTGGCCCGCAATGGTGGTCTGCTGCACATCAATCCTGCTGTGGGCGCTGCTCAGCCGGTAAGACTGCACGCCGGAGATGACCATGAGGATCAGCACGATGGCGATCAGTACCCGAATCATGCTGCCGCCCGATCAAGTTCAGACCTGATCATCCGGCGATAAAAAACCGCATGAATACCGGCAAATGCCGCCAGCTTCCAGCTCGTGTCCCACATCACCACCGCAATAAATATGCGGTGATACCATCTGAGCGGCACGCGGTCAGCCAGCTGCGCAAACCGCAGCAGCCAGGCAAAAACCTGCTTTCGGTCACTGCCGGTCAGGGTGCAGGCGTACAGGCCGGAAAACCCGATAACGGCCCATGCGAAGAAGTCAGCCCACAGCAGGGCCGCCAGCGGATAACCCGCAAAGCTGCCGTGACTGATGCTGACCAGCGTCAGCAGGACAGTGAGTAACGCCGTAAACCACCATTTTTTAACCATCTGCATATCAGACTCCATTAAGGCACCATGCCAGTTCACGTCCGCGCCGGTTATCCAGCCCCTGATTAAATACGCCTTTCACGTACACCCAGCGTGGCAGCTGATAACACGCCTCACGCCACTGTCCCTTTTTCAGCAACGCCACCATCGTTGAACCGCAGACGTTGCCTGTGCCGACGTTGAACGCCAGCGACACCAGCGCGTCATAAACCTGCTGCGGCATGGAGACCGCCACGCAGCGCGCCAGTGCCGCCTCAGTGCGTAACACGTTGGTGATGAAATTCCCCGCAGCCTGCCGTTCCGTAATGGACCTGCCCGGCACCACGCCGGAGGTGTTGCCGATCCCGTCGGTCCACTTCCCCGCGCTGCACTGGTAAGGCTGCAGGCGGCAGCCCTCATAATCGGCAATGAGCCGCAGCCCCTCCACGGAGGTGTGCAGCTGCTGAAAACCGGGCAGCGTGGCAGCCAGTGCCAGCACCACGCCCACGGCGCAGCGTTTAACGATCTGCAGATTCATAATCACCCCGCGTGATGCGCCCGCTCAGCAGCAGCTGATAGGTTTTGTGCTTGTAGTACCAGCTGATAAGCGCCATCAGCAGGCCGATGAATACCCCGGCCACGGTGGACATGTCCTTCAGGTCCAT